ATCCTCCATCCGCTCGATGATCGCCGGGGGCGGTGGTGGGTTGTCTTGCGGGGTGTCGGTTGGGGTGCCAGCCTGCAAAACCTTGCGCGCCTCATTGCCCAGAACCTCAGCCACAAACGCCGCTTGCGTCATTCCTCGGCGCTTTGCCGCCTTGTTCAACAGCGCCCTAAATTCAGGTGTGAACCCCTCGCCCTTTAGTGTCAGGGTTGGCCGCTTGTCAGTCTTGCGGGTTGTCTTTTGGGTCGTCATGGGGTGCCGCCTTCAATCGCGTCTAATCTGGCCTCTAATGCCGCGACACGATCCGCAAGGGGTTTATCTCCCAAGCCGTCTAAGAACTTTTGCAGATGTTCGGAAAATGTGGGATCAGCCCTGAGCCGCGCCCCTACTGCCAGAAGTATTTCGCGGGCCTCATCGGGCACCCTCATATTGACTTGAGCAGATGCCATCAGCTTGCCCGTGCCATCTGCACCCCGTCAGGGGTGAACTGCACCCCATGGGCCACAAGAGCCGACTGCATATCGGTAAGGGTGCGCTCGTATGGTTTGCGATTTCCCCGTTCAAATGCTGTGACAGTCGCCTTTGCCACCTTGGCCGCATCCGCAAGGGCTTGTTGAGATAGTCCGGCCATCGCGCGGGCCGCTTTGCATTGCTCGGGTGTCATGGTGCAACCTTGTCCTTTTGGGGCATCTTTGCACCATGACGAAAACAATAGCAACCCGCAGTGGGGTGTCCGCATTATCACGGTATCACACAAGTGGGATGACAGGCACGGACGCGGGGCGCGTTTATTGCGTTGGCGTTGCGGTCGAAGGGTTAGAATATAGCGGACTGCATTGCCGTAAAGCATTTTGAGTTGGTGCTAGCTAGGATTTTACGACCGTCTTGAAGCCTTAGGATGAACGTTACTTCCTTCTTTTTTCCGCCCGCCAAAAGTCCCACCAAGAGGCCAACTGGACCCAAGAGGACAGCACCGGCAACACCCCAACCCACTGTGCCGCCAAGCCGTTTAACGTTTTCTTCACTGGCAACCTCTAACGTCTCGAACTCTTTTGCAGCAATCCTTTCCCACTTGGGGTTCCCGATCCAGTTTCGCTTGCCTGTATCTGCAAGCAAAAAGCCATTCAGAAACTGACTGCCCTTGCCTTTATGGAAGTCTCCGGCGTGAACATTGATCTTGGCCATAGCGGTGTTCCCTAATTTCAGTTTCAGGTTTTGGTTTGAAAGTGGCCCGCCGCTTACGGGTGGCGGGCTATCTCAAGAATTCGACATTGATGCGGCCTAATTTTTGCCACGTGCTATTCCAAACTCTAAATCCTGTTGCACTGACATTCTCGGTAATCTGTTCGCCGTTCACGTTTGTGGTTCGCAAAGGAAATACAAAGGTAAACCGGCATTCGCTACCTTCTTGGATGACTGCGACTTTATCCAATGTGGGGAATTCGGCAGTTCTTGGTGTCCCAACTTGTGACGTGATGGCGATGATTACTTGCTCATAAACTACATCAACGCTGCAAGCGTCCTCAATTTCGTGCGCCACAACAGGCGACCCCATAAGCCCCAGTAGCAGGGCAACAACTTTCCACATTTTCAATCTCCAATCTATTGCTGGCTCCTAAATGGGAGTCATCGCCCCGTCTGGCAAGGAATTATCACAAATGGCAAACGCAACAATGGGGTGTCCGGTGGGGTGTCGATTGAATGTCTTGAACAAAGAACACCCCGCAACGGGTTGTTGTTAGGGTGTTTTCACGTTTGGCGGGTGTTAATCGCGTAACGGGTTTTATGTAAAGGAACCCGCGCGGGGTGTCAGTCGCCTTTCGGTTGTGTGACGGTCATTGGCAACGTCTTTGCGCAAAGACAATATCCCGTCGCCGGGAAGTTTCAGCACCCCGTGCAGCAACCCGCGACGGGGTGTTAGGCTAAAACAGCATCCCGTTCGGCAACCCGCTGCGCAACCCGCACCACGGTCATGGCTGAAACCCGGTGTCGCGCCGCAATGCTACGCTTTGAATGTCCCGCCTCTAGCTCAGCCTCAATTCATGCCGTTTTGGTGTCGTCAATCCGGGGCTTGGGCAGCAACATCTAGCTAATTCTTGTGTTCTCGTTTAGAATGTCAAAGACGCTCAAAGATAATAGGAAAGCTGAAAATGGCAGATCACGACTTTATTCCCGGCGACCTCGTTCAATTAAAATCAGGCGGACCGGACATGACTTATATCGCCGACGCAATCTCGCCTGACATGGGTAGGTGCGAATGGTTCAAAGATGGAAAAAGGGAAACACGCGACTTCGTTTACACAAGTTTGAAAAAATCGCCGCCTAAATCTGGGCAAACCCCAATGACACGCGGATAAAAACCAAGCGAGCAGGCGCGGCACGCTAAACTACCATCCGCTTCTGCGCATCGACAAAGGCTTGCCGCGCCGTTTCTGCCAACTCATCCTTGGCCCAGCCTGCAATCTTGATTGCCTCATCAGGCGTCCACAAAACGAACGTGCCTTTTGGGGTGATTGCCAGCTTGCAATCCTCGATCCGCATGGGGCGCAACAGCAGCGTGAAATAGGCCACGATCTTAAACCCGTTACCTCGCTTGATAGGCGTTGCCAGAATTGCCACGTCCACAATTTTTGCGCCAACTTCCATCGCTCTACGTCCTCGCTACCATGTCATAGAAAATGATCGTGCCATCGGGTGCAAACTTGCCAAGGTCGGATATGGTCAGGGTGCCTTCGCTGCACTCGATCTTGTCCGACAGTTCAATCTCAACCTCAGCCGTTGAACAGATCAGCCTAAAGTCTGAGGAAAAGATATTGGTGCCGTCGATCCGGTCGATCTCAATCGGAAACACCGCCAACTGCACATCATAGCGCGATGTGGTAGTCGTGCCGCCGGACGGATCAGACGGGCCACCGCCTGAGGTCACAGACCGGGCGACTTGTGCCGCCTGGCCTCTTTTTGTCAGCATGGATTTTGCCTTGCGGGCCTTCGCGTTATAATATCCCATCGGCTATTCCTTCCAATCCACCAGCTTCAACGCCTCAGACGGATCGACACCGGCTTCCTTGGCCAGTGCCATCGTCTGCACAATCACGCCAAGCGCACGCGCACGGCCCCCAGCGTCAAACGCCTGCAATGGTCGCATCACGTCCAGCGTCACGGGCTGGCCCAGCTTCTCGCTGGCCTCTTGCCCGATCATCGCGGCAATCGGCATAAGCGCCCACTGCGCAAGGTGGCGTTGCGCCTCCCGAACCATCGGCCCGGTGACGCTGATATTGCTCAGACCGGGCAACACACCGAACACCATCTCGATACTGGACCGCGATGCCGACAGCGTTTCCTTGGTCATGGCTCTGGACAGATCGGGCGACACGTCGCTTGGCTTCAAATCAGTCTGAGGCGCAGGCCCGCCCGCCGCCGTTACGTTGACAGATTCGCGCACCAGCACCTTGCCCCGGAACCCCCGGAACCCACGCGCCAGATCGCTCATGTCTTGATCGGGTGCCTCGGGGAAGGGTATCACAGACGATCCAAGCGGCGCGTTAGTATAAACCTCAGACAGTGCAGATTCCATCGTCTGCAACAGGCCAGCCGTCAACCGCGCCCGCCGCAAGGGGGATTGCCCAACGTAAGGCATGGACATATCGGCCCCGATCCGCAGATGCAGCACCTCAGCCGCCAGCACCGTTTGCGTGGTGCCGCCGCCGGTATCGGGAATGCCGACACGGTAGGCCACGGGCTTGGAATAGCGCGTCGTCAAATCCCAATCGGAACAGGGCAACAGGCCGGTGTCGCTGATCACGAACACCGCCTCGCCACGCATGGCCAAGGCGCGGGCCGCAAGGGCCAAAACGCGCGGTGTCAGCATGTCGGTGCCGTCAACGTCCGCAAGGCTCAAGCCGCCCTCCCAGAGGCTCACACACCCCTGCACTGTGCCTGTCAATTCGGCCACGCCGTCCACGCCGCTGATATAATCGGCCCGCGCCTGCATCACTTGCGTGGTGTAGCCGGTGCCGCTGGATCGGGTTTCGACCTCAGGTTCTTTTCGTTTGAATGGCCACATATTCAAGCCCTCCGATATGGGCGCAGCAGATCGCCCGCGCCGCTGTATTGCATGGCCCGCGCCAACCATGTCGGGGCGCGGTTTATGGATTCCTCTAGGGGTCCAATTTTGTCAGTGAAGGACGTGGTGCCGACGCGCCCCGGATCGTCAGCCATGTATTCAGCAAGCCGCCGGAATGCCTCAGAGACGGGCGCAGGCACATCACCAGCGCCAACCTGCGCCGTGATCCGATAGGTGCCGTCATGCGGCAGACAGATGCCCAGAGGCCCGTCCAGCAGCGTCAGGGCCTCCCACGCCGCGCCGTCCCAGATATGCGCCACACGCGACACCACGGGCGTCAGACGCGGGTGGAATTGATCACCACCGCCGCCCGTCAACGTCCACACCACTTCCCGCAAAGAAAAGCGGTGTGCCGTGTAGTCCTCGATCCGCGCCCAGATCATCGCAGCATCAAGCGCCGCCGCCTCCGTAGACAGGCCAGCCGGTGCCGTTGGATACTCCACCGGGACCGCTTCAAACTGTTTGATCAGATCAATCATGTCAGGCCCTCCATCGGTTAAGGGTGCGGTGCAGGCCATCGGTGACAGACAACTTGTCCGTCACGCCCCACGAACGCGCCTCGATTTCCGTCTCCGAATAGGCGGGACGGGACACCAGAGAGAGTTCAAACAAGATCGCCTCGAAGATCGTGCGGATCATTGCGCGGCCTTCGCTTGGGTCTTCCTCCGTCACTTCCTCAGCATTAGGGACCGTCTGTTGCGGTGGAATGCGGAACCCCGGCGATATACCTACGATCAGCCCCGCCGAGAGAGACGCCAGCACGTCAGACACATAGCTGACCTGCATCATCTCAGCCGCAATCGTCGCGTTGAACACAAGCGCCTCAGGCGTGTCATCCAGCAGCAACGTGCCCGCGCCCCGACTGGCAAGGGGCCGGTCGAAGCTATGGCCCACCAGCAGGTGAACCTCTTGATCCGTCTCGACCGAATGCCGGAACGCCCCCGGTGCAAATTGTTCCTTGCGCGGTCGGCCCGTGCGGCCCCCATCACTGAGGACCGCGCGACTGTTATAGGGAAACCGGCCTTGCAGGCGAGCCGATCCGTCCGGTTTGCGGCGCAGTTCAAGCCCGCCGTGGGCAAAGCCGGTCAACATCACTGGATGCCCGTCAAGACGCGGGTTTGAACCGCGCGGCTGATTGTGGTGTCCATGGTGGACAATGCAGTCAGGCGCAGGCCACCGGATTGCGCGTCGGCATACGGATCGCGGATCAGATCGACCGCCCCCCACAGGCCCACGAACACCGGCGCAACGCCGCCCGCCGAGGTTGTCAGCAGCGCCTTGCTTTCCAGTGGCGTTCCAGCAGGTGCAGGCAAGGCGTTGTGCGACATGACAACAGTGGTAATGTATTTCATCAAACGCTCCCACTCGGTCACTGCCGTGCCGCTGATGAACGCGCCGTCCATTGTATCAAACACCTCAGGACGGATCAGCAGGCGCACCGCGCCGGGACCAGTTGCCGCGTTGGCCGTCATGAACGCCACGACCTCAGTGCGAATAGCCGCCCAGGACGCCGCCGCGCTCAGATCAGTCTCAGCAATGCCCCAAGCCGTTGCGCCGGTAAAGACGCCGGTAGGCTCGCCGCTGGATCCCGAACCGTTGAAGATTGCACGATCCATCTCTTGTTGCATCGCGCCCGCCATGTCGCGGCGGATTGCCTGTTCCAGCGCCGCACCGGATTGCAGCAGCGTCTTGCGGCTGATGCGCATCTGGATGCCAAGCGTGTGATCCGGCTTCAATGGGCGGTCCAGCGTCGTGTAGGCAGACGGCCCGGGCACGTTGCCGAGTTCGGTTGCCTGCCATCCAGCCGAGATTGCCGAGGTTGTTACAGGGGTTTCCTGTCCACCGGTGCCGATATTGATCATCTGGACGCCCATCTGCGCCGCGACAGACGCCGGGAACAAACGCTCAATCAGGGGCCGGGTGACAATTGGATCAGGGGTGCCACTGGCAATGGTTTCGCCCGCGCGGGTTTCCAAAGCTGCATAGGGCACGGGGATGCCGCGATAGCCGCCTTGCGACCGCAGTTCGGTGACAATCTCCGCCGTCTGGCCAGACAGGGCACGGCCTTCGTCCAGAGACAGCGCGACTTGGCGCATCTCGAAACCGGACATGATCGCGTCCCATTCGGTTGTGGAACGGGTTTCGAGTTCGGCCCCGGCTTCCCGGCGTTCGGTATCCTCAGACACCAGCGCCGCCCGGAACCGGGTTTCGTTGGTGCGATATTCTGCGTCCAGCGTTTCCATGGACCGGGTTTCGTCCGTAGTGGGGGTGTCCTTGCCCACAAGGCCAGCGAGTTGCTGACGGATTTCCGACTGACGCCGGGTGATTTTCAGTGAATCAAGCATGGTAATTTCCTTTATGCTCGGTAGGGTTTCGCTGCATATCGCGCAGCAGATCGCGCCATTGCTGGCGCTTTGGGGTCAGGGGCTTGTGCCCCACCTCAATTCGGGTTTTCCGGGCGTGACACGCGCCGCAGAGAATTTGTAAATTTGACAGCGTGTAGGCCAGTTCAGGCCGATCCCGGACGGACAGGATATGGTCGCATTCCAGCCGCTTATGGGTGCCACACTGGACGCATTGCCAGTTGTCACGGTCCAGCGCCTGCATCCGCAGGGCCTTCCAACGCGGGCCGCGCGTGACCTTGGCGCTATGCCGCTTGTATTCGTTCCTCAGCCCCATGCTATGCGCCCCGCTTTATGTGCTGGCCTGCCCATGATCCGCGCGCCCTCAGCAACCGCCAGAACAGCGGCACAAGCGGCGTCGATACGACCCATCGACCGGCCCTTTACGATCTTGGAATTGCCCGCCGGATCAATGAACACCGCCGCTTCGCCAATGGCGTGACGCAACAGCAGGCTTTCGGAAACGTGCAGGTTGCCGTCGAACAAGAACCGGCGGAACCGTTCAACGTCCTCACTGCCGTCCTTGAACCCCATGCCCCGCCATATGACCGGCGCGCGGTTGCCGATCTCTGCCAGCGCGTCACCGATCTCGGATTGCTTGAACCGATCCGCGACAATCGCCGCGACCGTCTCGCCCTCGACGTGACCGACAACCCGGCGCAGCCATTGCGCCAACGGGACGGTTTTCTGCCCCATCAACGCCAACTCACCGCGCTTGTGCATCTGAGAATAAAGATCGCCGACAGCATCGCCCTGCCCACGCGCCTCAAGTGTCGGGACAGTGCCGAACGCGCCCCAGGCTTCCAGCCGTCCAGTGTCGGGCCAGAGATAGGCCACGGCGCTCATGGATGCCGACTGGCCTTGATCCAGCCCGATCACAACCGGCCCGCGCCGGGGTGGCAGATCGTCGGTCTCACACGACAGCCATTCGTTCAAATCCAGCAGCGCATCCCGGTTGTCCTCAGACACCCGTTCATTGCGCGACAGCAGCCGGAACCGCGACAGGGCAGACCCGCCCCGTGCCAACGCCAGCGCCGCGTCCTCTTTCAGCCGCGTCATGGTCGGGCCGATGCCATGCTTGGAACCGGGGTTAGCAATCGCCAGACTGTCCACATCATCAACGGGCAAGTTTGGTGTCGGGCGGTGTTCCTGCCGATAGACGCCGGGTGCATCCCGATCCAGCCACAGCGAAAACGGGTGCATGTCATTGCTGGCACTGGTGGATATGATCAGGGCCTTGCCGTCGCGCTTTGACAGGCCCGTCAACAGCGCCGCTTCCAATTCGTCGCCTTGAGCAATCGGCCAGTGGCCACGCTCATCCAGCACCGCCAGCGTCGGGCTGGACCCAAGCGCCGACTTACCGTCTGCCGAGATTGCCTTGATCAGGTGCGGCCCATTGTGGTCGTCATACTGGATTTCAAAACGGGGTTGCCGCCGGATCGTGATACGCTTCTGCACATCGTCGGGCAGAGTCTGGATAAATGACACGCAATAGGTCCAAGCGATTTTGGCTTGCTCTTGAGTTCTGGCCGCGATGATCACCTCACGCTCGGGCGCGTCCGACCATGCGCCCAGCAATTCACCGGCGCAGAGCATGGCCGAGATTGCCGACTTGCCATTGCCGCGACCGATGGACAGGCACGCCACGTTCACCCCGTCAGCGAACGCCCCGTCGATGAAACGATTTTGATATGGGGCCAGCTTGACCGCACGCCCTGCCAGCCGCCCCGTGGGGACCGTCAGCGACTTGCAGAACCGCTTGACTAGGGCTGCCTGCTTCATGACTGCCACCGGGCGGTGTGTGTGGAATGAAGACCCACCCCCGCGGCCCCCTGGGTACTTTGGAAAGGGGGCATTGGGACCAATTCAATGGCCAGATGATTAGCAGACTGTTGAGTGAATTTGTCGGGTGTGATCATGTCCGATGATAGCACATGATAGCAGCCGCTATCAATAGCACTGTTACGCTATAATTCGTCCTCGATGAAAATACATGGCTTATTGCCCAATATCAGCGGGTTAGCCTGAATCGTTCCCACAAATGGGAGGGGGGCGCTAGAAAGTATGATTATTTGGGTGCCTACAAGGGTGCGCAGAATCTAACACCCAAGTATATATATCACCCCTGCCCCTTATCAGTAGCAGGCTTAAACGCGGCGGCGCTGTCAGATGTTCGCTGTAATTCAGCCATGCTATGAAGTCTTGAGGCCATGCTATCCAAAACGCCGCAAAGATTCATCAACTGATTTGCATCGATAAGACAGCCCATTTCCCCAGCATCGCGGGTGTATAGGTTTTCGCCATCGCGCATTTCCAAAGCAATCCAGTCGCGCCATTTTTCAGCATTGCTGCCAATCGTGTCTAAAGCTTCATCAAAAGTGAAAACTCGCTCGGGATCAATCTTTTCAACCTTGTCACCTTTGAAGCGCGGGAGCCGCAAAATTTTCGCTACCATGGTATTTCCCTTGTTTTGGTATGATTGGGGGAAGGGTTATATATATACTTGGGTAAGCAAATATGCGCACCCTTACTTGGGCCACCCATAAAGAGCAGGGCCGTGATGCGTGGATGCCTTACGCACTTCCTTAATAAGTCCGTTTTCTATCAAGGCTTTGCGAGCTTCTTGCAACTTTCGCAAGGGCCACTCGCCGCCGGGCATACGATTGCGCGTTTCGTTTGCGAGGAAGAATGTTGATAGGCCACCAAACCGACGCCGTAGGTGCGAATGTAGAAAATAGGCATGGATGCCTAAGGACATTGTGGCGTCTATTGTTTCGTGGCTTGTCGTCATGAAGTGTCCAACCCCGACAAAATATTGGCCTGTACCGATCTTTTCTTGGGTCCAATCCCAAACGCTTTTTGTGACTTCCTTCACTTCCCT